AGATGAGCACGCTGGGCGAGTTGACCGCAGCGAGCGACGTGGTGCAGCGGCACTTTTACCGGAAGGAGGCGGCGTAATGACTAGCAAAAAATCACACGTCGAATGGATGGTCAGCGAAGACCGGTTTCTTCGCCTGCACTACGGCACCGCAATGTCGCGCGAAGAAATCTGTGCAGCACTGCCGCGCCATTCGTGGACGGCAATCAGATGCCATGCGACCAAGGAACTCGGCCTGATGCGGCCGGCCCGTAAAGGCGAGTATCGCCCCACTCCGACATGGGACCGGATGAAGGCGCTGCTGCAGGCCGAAAAACTGACGGTGAACGAACTCGTTGAGCGGCTTCAAGTGACGCAGCAGCGCGTCGCCGAACTGATCGGCCTGCACCGGGACGAGATCTATGTTTTCGACCGGTTGCCGCCGCGACAGTGCGGCGGACAGCGCACACCGATCTACGCGTACGGCAATCAGCCAGATGCACCGTGCCCGCTGAGCATCCGCAAGGCCAAGGGCGAAAAGAATCGCAACCCCTTCGCCGCCGCTCTCGGTCTTGTCGCTGCACCAAAGGGCGAGCCGGGTCGCGTCTTCATCCACCTGACCGACTCGAAAGACGATGAATATGCGGAGGCAGCATGAAGGTAAATGGAATTGAAATTCCCGAGAAAGCAATCTTTGCCGCCGAGTGCTGCAGAGACAAAGCCGAATTCGATGCACAAGCTATTCGCTGCGCCATCATGGACCCGATTCTTCAAGCCAACATAGCCACTCGACGCGAGAGTTACGACATTGTGGACTATGCAGCGACACGCCTCATATCTCAATGGGCCAAGCAAGGGCTTATCAAGAAGGTTGCCGGAACGCGCCGGTGGGAGGCCGCATGAGCGATCGCGAGATAGAACAAGGGGGTGGGGAATGAACTGCAAACGGGGTGATCTGGCTTACCTCTCGGCGGATTGCGTCGACGAGGGCGTGATCGTCGAAGTGCTGACTTCGGCGGGGTTGAGTGCAAACGGTGTACCGGCATGGTTTTGTCAATCGCGATCTCCCATTGATTGCACGACCGAGCGGACGAACAGAAACATCACGACAACAGAGTTCGCGGTTGAGGATCGCTATCTCCGCCCTATCAGCGGCGTCCCTGTCAACGACGAAGTGACTGACGACATCAAGGAGCCAGCATGAACGCCACTACGCCCGCGCACGTGCGCGATATCGTGACTGTCGGCGACGCGACGCTGTACCTTGGCGACTGCCGCGAGATCCTGCCGACGCTGCCGAGCGTGGATGCGGTGATTACTGATCCGCCGTATGGGATAAACCGGAGTGGTCAAGCCGGTATGAATTCGTTGAAGAGAGGACGAAAAAACAGCCGGACATACCACGAAGATATGGGTTGGGACTATGAGCGTCCCTGCGGAGGATTGATGTCGATGATTCTTGAGAAGACCGGGATCTCCATGATTTGGGGCGGGGATCATCTTTCGGATTTGCTTCCAAGGGGCGGTAAATGGCTTGTTTGGGATAAAGGACAAAGAATCAATCAATCCGATGGAGAAATTGCCTGGACCAACGTTCCTGGAGCGCTTCGCATCGCCACCATAAATAGATGCGAAATAGGACAAGACGTCGGAGTTTGGCGAGGTGCATCTTTCCATCCCACTCAAAAGCCAGTTTCTCTAATGGCATGGTGCATCGAGCAGGCTGGTATGCCTGAGACGATCCTAGACCCATTCATGGGATCGGGAACGACAGGCGTCGCTGCGGTTCGCCTCGGCCGCAAATTCATCGGCATCGAACGCGAGCCGAAGTACTTCGAAGTCGCCTGCCGCCGCATCGAAGACGCCCAACGCCAGACGACGCTATTCGAACCGGCGCAACCTGCCGCCGAGCAAACCGCCCTCTTCGGAGAAACAGCATGACCGACCTACTCGGCTTCGACCGCCCCACCGCTCTTTACGAGTTCGCCAACGCCCACGGCATTCACGCCGGCAGCATGGACAAGCTGATTCGCTTCGCGCTCGAGATCCAGCGTCGCGCTCTCGCCCACACCACTACGAAGGAAGAGAAGGAGGAAACAGAGTGAAGCGCATCTACATCAGCGGGCCCATGAGCGGAATCGACCGACTCAACTTCCCGTTATTCAACCGGACAGCTGTGCGGCTGCGCAATCAACGATGGGAGGTGGTCAACCCGGTCGAGATCAACCCCGACCCCGAAGCCAAGTGGCTCGATTGCATTGCCGCCGATTTGAAGGCGATGGACGGCTGCACGGCAATCTGTTTGTTGCCGGGCTGGACGAATTCGTTTGGCGCCAAGATCGAGCGCCTGGCTGCCGACAAGCTGGGACTGGAGATTTACCACCTGGCCGATCTTATTCCGGAGGAAGCATGAAGGACCTTCCGCAAATCATCGCCCTGGTGGGCAACGCAGGCGCCGGAAAATCGACGGTGGCCGAATATCTTGTCAAGGTGCACGGGTATCAGGTTGTGAAGTTCGCCGGTCCGCTGAAGACCATGCTGCGCGCGATTGGACTCGATGACGAAGAGATCGAAGGCTCACGCAAGGAAGTGCCTTGCGATCTGCTGTGTGGGAAGACACCGCGCCATGCGATGGTCACGCTGGGCACCGAGTGGGGTCGCGACCAGATCGGCGCTGACTTTTGGGCTGGGCTTTGGCAGGAAGAGGCGGCGGCGCATATCAACTCGGGGCATGTGGTTGTGGTCGACGACGTGCGCTTCGAGAACGAGATGCGTGCGGTGCAAAAGATGAGGGGCGTACTTTGGCACGTCTATCGCCCCGACCACGCGGGATCTTCGATTCCCGGCCATCGTTCCGAGGGCTCGCTCGCGGATCACTATGCCGATATGCGCGGCTTGATTAACGACAGTTCGATTCTCGATCTACACCTTCGCGCCTTCGACGCACTCAAAGCCGAAATGAATGAGGCGACGGTATGACGCGCAGAAAAACAATCCTAACCGCAGAGCGCCTGCGTGAATTGCTGCATTACGACCCTGAGACCGGCGTCTTCACTTGGCGCGTCAATCGTCGCGGCCCGATGAAAAAGGGCGATATAGCGGGTCGCATCCATGCAGACTATGGCTACATCATTATCGGCATCGATGGTGGCGAATATCGCGCGAACCGGCTTGCTTTCCTCTACATGGAAGGAAGGTTCCCTGAGCATATGTCAGAACACGAAGACAGGAATCGCTCGAATAACAAATGGAGCAACTTGCGCAACGCAACCTATAGCCAAAATATGTTCAACATCCCCGTGCGGGCTGGGAATGTCTCTGGACGCAAAGGCGTGTCTTGGAGCAAGGGAAGCCAGAAATGGTATGTGCGAATCGGGCTGGCACGGAAATCAATTTACGTCGGCTCATTTGATGACGTAGACGAAGCCGCACATGCTTATAACAAGGCTGCGATCCAGCACTTCGGCGAGTTTGCCGTCCTTAATCCGGTCGGGGTGGGGAAATGACCTTCCGCTCCGAATTCAAAGGCAACGAAACCGACAGCAGCGGCACTGCGACATTCGAGGTCGGCACGATCAAGCGCGATATCCCGTTTGCCGAATTTACCCAGTATCACGCCGTGGCTCAACTTTTGAACGAAGCCTACAAGGTCGGTCGAGAGGCTGGCATTCGTGATTTTGCATTCGCAGCGAGGGCGTTTGCTAGACAGGAGGGGGTTGAAGCATGAGCGATCTAAGCGCAGTGATGGGCGCAAGTACCACGGTCAAGACTATGGCGGATGGGTCACTTCGCCTGGCCATCGACATCGAGCCGCGCCATGCGCAGGCAGCGTTTGCGCTCTTTGGTTCGCCCGGTACGCCGGTAGCGCTCGCGCGCATCACGAATGAAGCGGCGAACGCTCACGATCAACGCGAGCCGGAGCCTGATAAGCCGAAGGGTGGCGCATTGGCGAAGCTGGCCGGGATGCTCGGCGCCGATCCGGAGTTCTGGAAGTTCCTGACGCATCAATTCACTTTGACGGCGGTTTGCGAGAGCGATGCGACCGCAGCCGAGGTGATCCGCGAGGTCTGCGAGATCGAGAGCCGGTCGGAACTGGATTGGCATACGGATGCGGCCGACCGGTTCCATGTGTTGATTCGCGGGCCGTGGATCAAGTGGCGCACCGCGCGGGGGCTCAAATGAAAATGCTGATCAGCGGCGCTTGGCTAGCCGCAATCTATTTCTATCTGTCATTCCATGGCATCGCGATAAATAGCCGCGAGTACTGGACCATCGCGGGAATGATAACCGTGTCGAACGTGCTCACGATTTGGCAAGCGAAGGGTGGCAAATGACCCTCACCCGAAAAAAGCCGCTCAAGCGGCCGCCCTTCTCCCGCAAAGGCTCACCCTTCTCGCCCGACCGCCAAACATTCGAGCGCAACCAGGAGGCTAAGGGGCGGCTTAAGAGTAAGCCGAAGCGGGCGACCGCAGCGGAGGGATCGAAGTATCTGGCGGCATGCCGCGGGGAGCCGTGTTTCCTCAACGTCATGTGCCCGTGGACCGAATGGGCCGACCCGACCGTCGTCCCGTGCCATGACAACCGGTTGAGCGCGGGAAAAGGGATGGGCCTGAAGGCGAGCCACGAGCGAACGCTACCCGGCTGCATGCTTTGTCATCAGTGGCTCGATCAAGGTAAGGCATCGCGCGAGGAGAAGTTCGACGCATTCGACCAAGGGTTCGCACGGTGGTTTTTGGTGCGAGCTAGAAAAATGGGACTGGTTGAACAACAAGAATTGGAGGCGGCATGAGGTACGGCAGCGTTTGCAGTGGCATCGAAGCGGTGAGCTGTGCCTGGCATCCGCTCGGCTGGCGTGCCGAGTTCCTGAGTGAGATCGAGCCGTTCCCTTCCGCAGTGCTGGCCCACCACTACCCCACCGTCCCGAACCGGGGCGACATGACCAAATTCAAGGAATGGCCTGATGCAACTCTCGATCTTCTCGTCGGAGGAACTCCCTGCCAAAGCTTCAGCGTCGCCGGACTACGAAAGGGACTGGCTGACCCGCGTGGCAACCTCATGCTCACCTATCTTGCCATTGCTGAGCGCTACGCTCCCCGCTGGCTGGTATGGGAAAACGTCCCCGGTGTCCTGTCATCAAACGGCGGAAGGGATTTTGGAACCCTCCTCGGAGGGCTGGCAGAACTCGGGTATGGGTTCGCCTACCGCGTTCTTGACGCTCAATACGTCCGAGTGGAATCACATTCTCGCGCCGTCCCTCAGCGACGTCGGCGTGTGTTCGTTGTCGGATATCTTGGAGACTGGCGACGTGCCGCAGCGGTACTTTTTGAGCGCGAAAGCCTGCTCGGGCATTCTGCGCCGCGCCGCGAAGCGGGGAAAGGAATTGCCCCTACCCTTAGCGCGCGCACTAAAGGCGGTGGCGGACTCGGGACCGACTTTGAGTGCGACGGAGGATTGATTCCGCACGTGGCGCGAGCACTGACGACCAGTAACCAGCGCATCGATGCAGAGACCGAAACGTTGCTCGTTGCGCATTCTCTGCGCGGAGAAGGATTCGACGCGAGCGAGGACGGAACCGGGAGAGGTACTCCGCTCGTGCCAATTGCATTCGACCTGCAGCAGATTACGAGCTCCGAGAACCGTTCAACAGTGAAGCCGGGGCCGGCGCCGACTATGGCGAAGCAAAGTCAATTGCATGTCATTACACATGCCGTGCGGCGGCTTACTCCGATGGAGTGCGAGCGCTTGCAGGGATTTCCTGACTCGTACACGGACGTTGTATATCGCGGCAAGCAGGGGGCCGACGGCAACCGATACAAGGCACTCGGCAACAGCATGGCAGTGAACGTGATGCGTTGGCTGGGCGAGCGGATTCAAATGGTAGAAAACACAATGATGACGGAGGTAGCATGAATCTAGACAACCTGAGTTTTTGGGTGAGCCCGCTCTCGCATGAATTGTTTGTCGGCATCCAGAAGAATAGCGTCGCATCCACCAAGCGCGAAATCACTGGGCTGATGATCAATGGAATCGTTGAGTTCATGCGCGTGCGCGGTTTGCCATACGTCGAGGTGACACAAGATGGGAAGCGGTATCGGCTGTCGATTCAGGAGGCAGCATGACAAATCTAGACGAGCTGGAGCGGCTGGCGAAGGCGGCGACGCCGGGACCGTGGTGTGACCGAGGGTTCGGAAGCATTCAGCCGGAAAGCGGAGGCTCATTGGTAGCGGTCACGGTGACCAAGGGCGGTTGCCTGCCGGACTATGTTGAGAATAGCGCCTTCATCGCCGCCGCCAACCCCGCCGCAATTCTTGCACTTATCGCAGAGGTGCGGGCGCTGCGAGAGGATGCGGAGCGCTGGCAGACGCATGTTCGCCTGATTCGCAACAGGCACGCTGCCGATGTCGCCAATGAACTCGTTCGCGCCGTGGACAACGCCCGCGCATGGAGGAAAGCATGAAGAACGCAATCATCATCGCTCTGTATATCCCGCTCGTTATCGGCGGATGCTCCGATCAAACAAAGGCCGGCGACAAGGGTTATACAGAGTTCGAGACGACATACGCGCATTGCGTTCTGGTCAAAGACGGGGGATACAACGGCAACTCCCCTGCTTTGTCGTGCGTGCCGAACGGGAGAGCCCTGTGAACATCCTACTCGCCCTCAGCTTCTTCGCACTCGGCGCTATCTCGATGGGCCTGTTCATGGTCTTGATGATGGCATGGCATTACGCGCGTCGCCCCAAGCCAAAGCGCCACCTCTACTCCGAACTAAAGGAGGGAATGCAGGAACTGGAGAGGATGCGGGAAGACGACGATCGGATTCGGTATCAGTTCATGGGCATCACTGGGCACGAAGAATGATCGCAACTTGCTGATTGACAACGCTTTTCATTTGTAGTGCGAAACGTTATGCGGTACAATCAATGGTGTTCTAAAGCGTAATTAAGACTACATCTTGCGTGCGGGGTTCGTGATGATTCGAGAGAAGATCGCCAGTGATGTTCATTCGTCAAATCTCGCTTGGAATGAGCGTGAGGAAAAGGCGATTGACCGGATTACTGCGCTTGGTATGTCCGACGCGCTTGGCTCCGCTCTTTTGCGGTTCAAGTTCGCTAATGACCGGTCGGCAGGAAAGCGGGCGCTTCATCTGTTGGCCAATAAAGCCGCTCAACGTCTCAGGGTTGAGCTGAGCTATGCGCAGAAGCTGGCGACGGCCTGCATCAAGGAATATCTGATCGACACGTGCGGCACATGCAACGGAACCGGATACACGATTGAATCCGGCCACTCCAGCAAGTGCAGCAAGTGCGGCGGAACAGGAGCCAAGCGTTACTCAGATTCAGAGCGCGCTTTGGCTGCTGGGCTGCCGGTCGAATCGTGGAGCAAGCACCAGAAGAAATTCGACGGCGTGATGACTTGCATGATGGGGTCGGTGGCGGATACGAATGCTCGCGCTAGGGGGCTATTGGCATGAGTGAAGCAGACCGGGAGTGGCTTAGAGAGTCGAGCAAACTCGGCGGGAAGTTTAAGACCTGCATTCGCTGCAAAGAATTAAAGGCGGTCCATCAATTCGATGGTTATGGATCTTGGATGAGAGACCCGGACGAGATTTGCAAGAAGTGCAAATTTCACCCAATTCCGGCCGGCGCCCTGCCTAAGATCAAGAATTGTCACTCTTGCAAGGCCAAGTTGCCACGCAAGTATTTCGGTGGACGACGAAGCAGCTTTTATCCAGAGTGCAATGCCTATAACACTTGCGACTTCTGCTCGGCAAAGGCAGATGACGCGCGCTGGATGCTGAAGCGGGAGGAGAAGCTTCGGTTTGAGTCCGAGCAGATGATAGCTGCGGAAGCTGCATGGTGGGAGAAAAATGCCGACAAGGTGGCGCAATGGGCGCACGAGTATTCGCTTGATGGCATGGTCGAGAGGCTGGAAGAAGAAGGTCGCCAGCGCGAGGCTGCTCAGATTCGGGCGACACCGCCATGGGCCGACCCCAAGAAGATCGCGGCGATCTATGCGGAGGCCGCCCGGCTTACCGCCGAGACAGGCATCCCGCACCATGTCGACCATATCGTCCCGCTCCAAGGTCCAGTTGCCACCTACGGGCCGCTCAAGGGCATGCGGATTGTGTTCGGGTTGCACTGGGAAGCTAATCTTCGCGTGATCCCGGCAAGGGAGAATGTCGTTAAGGGCAACCGAAGCTGGCCCGACATGCCCGAAGAAGAGCGCGCGTCACGCAAAATATTGCGTATCGCCGCTTGACAAGCACAATAGCTAGTGTATGCTGCGAACTTAGTCGTCGTAGTAGCGAAAGCGAAACAGAGCCGACGCATGACGATAGAGCGAAAGCTCCAGTTCCGCCTTCGATGGCCGAACTCACTCCGAATTTCCTTGAAGCCCCGCCAGTAAACGCTGCCGGGGCTTTTTCATTTCTGGCTCCGCCATGGCTCGATCTATTACCTTCGCCGGTTCGTTTGGCGGCGATCCGTTGCGAGCATTGGAAAAGAGCCGCGCCGAGGAATCGCGCGCGCTGGTCTCCAAGCGAGACCGGGCGACATGGGGAAATGCGCCAATCCCGGAGCAACCGCGCCGAATGACAAAGACGCTTGAAGAGTTTCTGGCCGAGGAAGGCGCGGCCAAGGGTTGGAGTGAGGCTCGCAAGGCGGCCGAAGCGCTGTTCGCGAAGCCGGGCGGCGACAATGAGTAAGAGCAAGTCGAAAGCTTACGAACGGCTGATTAATGGCCTGGTTGCCTACCCTTCCGGCGACGTAAAGCCGCCCCGCAAGTGGCCGCGCAGCAAAACGCACCGCATCTCTTGCGCAAGTCGCAAGCCGAACGAATCCGAATGGCTTAGAAGGCTGGCGCTATCGTGAATCCGCTAACAATGTGGCTTTTGCTCATGTCCACTGTGCACATCGGTCTCGCGCAAGGATACGCAGAATGGGCGGATTGGCTGA